ATGAAAAAAATTATGGGAAAGCTTGAAGAATTTCTGGAACTTGGCGGAACTAAAAAGGATATTATCCTGCTTGTAATAAGCGGAATTTCCCTTCTTGTAAGCCTTTTTTCACCGGATTTGCTACCGTTTAATGCGGCGTGGATTGCAACAATATTATGTGGTATTCCGATAATTCTTGAGGCGATAATTGGTCTTGTAACTGCATTTGATATCAAAGCAGACGTTCTGGTTTCAATCGCACTTGTTGCTTCACTTTGCATCGGCGAAAACTTTGCAGCAGGTGAGGTTGCATTTATTATGCAGCTTGGAAGCCTTCTTGAGGATCTTACTGTTGCAAGAGCACGTGCCGGAATTGCAAAGCGAGTGATGATAACTATTATTACTTTTTCAATGACACTGAATTTCGTTGCCATTGCACTTGCTGTAACAGGTGTGCTTAATCCGGTTATCGTTGCACTTGTTCATAATGCAGGTTCAGTTCTGGTTATTATAAGCTCTGCACTTCTGCTAAAGTGGAAATCAAAGAAAATATAAAAGACTCTGTAAATAAGTTCAGAAAAAACAGGATGCTTTAGCACCCCGTTTTTATCTGTTGTCAACATATTAGTCAAAATTAAACAAAAATAAATCCCACGCAAATACGTGATTTACGTGGGATATAACGCAAAACAGAGCGTTAATTATTATTTCATAGCTTCTTCAACGGCAACTGCGCACAGCTTAAAAGTACATAGATACGTTGTTTAATTGGATTTTGTTACCTACGAGTTACCTAATCAGAATTGTGTAGTTTAACCAAATATGCCGTAAACATAAAAATAATAATGGTTATTCATTACTGTCACTTGTGCTATCAATTAGTGTAAGAAGGGTTATACATAAAATAATTATTCTTTACTGCTAACATACCCTATTAAATGGATAAATGCAAACAATTTGCAAATTTTAATTATACAAAAGATAAATACATTGTAAATAATTTGTTAATATTATTATTTAAAGTTGATTTTTGTAGTTAGTGGGTATATAATTAAAACAGCCATGGTTAAATAAATTACTAAAGGGGGTGTTTAGCATTTTTTCTGTAAAAATGTAAAGTAAAAATATTTTGTAGAATACAATAACATATATGAATAAAGCATATATTAAAAAGGAGAAAAAAATGAAAAGAAAAATGACTGTAGCTATACTTGTCACAATCATGGTGTTTTCAATGCCGTTTGTATCTGAATTAAAATTTATATCGAAAGATATTTTTAATATTGTTATTGCAAATGCAGCAGAGACGACATATACTTCCGGATCATATACATACACTTTATCTGGTTCTTATGCAACTATTACTGGTTATTCTGGTAACGACACAGCTTTAACAATTCCTGCAAAACTAAATGGTTACAGTGTCAATGCGATTGGTGATTATTCGTTTGTAAGCAAATCCTTTCAAACATTAACACTTAACTCAAATATCAAATCAATTGGCAATATGGCTTTCGGAAATTGTGCTAATCTTACAACAGTAAAAATTTACGGTTCACCTACTATTGGCAATTGGGTTTTTGATGGTTGTAAGGCACTGAAAAATGTTACACTTTCCAACAGAATAAAAAGTCTTGGAATTATGATGTTTAATGGATGCACGAGTCTTGAGAAAATAACGCTACCATCTTCTTTGACATCAATGGGGACTTCTGTATTTGCGGGCTGTACAGCACTTAAATCAATTACGATTCCTTCAACAGTGCAAGTAATTCCTCAGTCTGCATTTTCTGGTTGCACAGCTCTTACAACGAGTACGCTTTCTGAAGGTTTAACAGAAATTGGTGAAAATGCTTTTAGCAACTGCACATCTTTAAGTAATTTATCGCTTCCGTCCACGCTTATAACAATAAATCGCAACGCTTTTAATAATGATACAGCCATCACTGGTAAACTTACACTTCCATCTGGTCTAAAAAACATAAAGGATGGGGCGTTTCGCAATTGTGGTGTGGTGTCTGTTGTAATTCCCGGTAATGTCACATTAGGTAGTGCATTTGCAAGTTGTTCAAAACTGTCAGAAGTTACAATTTCAGGTAATGCCGTATTAGGAAATGCGGCATTTGGCTCATGCACTAATTTAATAAATATCAATGTTCCTATTAAAACTACATACACTTGGGGAGATACTGCTTTTAATGGTTGTAAAAATCTTCAATATATTAATAGTTCAAAGGTTACTTTTGTAAATCCTAAAACAAGCCGAGGATACTTTAACAATAGTATTGATGAATTTGTCAGAAAATATTTTATAGGTTCAACTAATGTAGGATTCATTAATTCATATGTGGCATACACGTGTGAATATGTTATAAGGAACACTATTACAAATTCTATGTCTGAGCAGGAAAAAGCCAAAGCACTTCACGATTGGGTTTTGAATAAGGTTGACTATGATTATGACAATAAAGCTGCGAATAAAAACCATGTTGATTCTTCAATTTTTTTAAATGACACAACAGTATGTGATGGATTTGCCAGAGGTTATGCATTGCTTATGAATGCAGCTGGCATTGAGACACAAAAAGTTGGTAATACTGATCATGCATGGAATATGGTGAATATTGGTAATCTCTACTTTCACATTGATTGTTGTTGGGATAACACAAATGAAAATAATAGTAATAAATACAAGTATTTTATGAAATCGGATGCTGAGATCAAAAAAATTGGAGGTAAAAGTCATTCTTATTGGTCAAGCGGTACCCCGAAGTGCTCCTATGGCATGGGAGATGTAAATATGGACGGTACCGTAGATAATAAAGATGTAACAACACTTCAAGATTATATACTTACTAGAATAACAATTAATAGTGATCAGTACATTCTTTCTGATCTTAATTTTGATGGTAAAGTAAATGCGCTTGATCTTTCAGTTTTAAAGCAAAAAGTTTTACAATCATAATTTTTCTTTTTCGCAGTTGCATTTTTAGAATATCGTGTATAATATTATTGACAGAGCCCCACGCACCTCTCAACGATGTGTCCCAGTGAGGGCTTTTTATAATTAAGGGTAAATAAAAAAGCGACAAGGAAAAACCCTGCCGCTAAAATTTATAATCAAAATACAAGTCTTGACCAGCGCAAGCTGTATTAAAATTACTTTCTTACTTTATCGTCATCAACCCAAAAACGGAATACTTTGTGTCCGAAATTTTTTGCATATAAACGTTTACCGTTCTTGGTGATATATGGAGAATACATCCACATATACACATGCCACCTTTCTTTGAAAAATATCTATAAAAACCTCTTGCACAATTCAAAAAAATGTGGTATAATCATATTGATCTTATAATTATGCTACTGGTACATTTTTTGAAAAATGTGCAAAGTGGTGATTGCTGAGTTCTTTATTGAGCTCGGCTTTTTTTATACGCTATTTCCGCTGCTTGATATGATGTTCCACATTGAGATGCTATTTGCGAAATAGACATATTTTTGATTAAATTGTTTGGGATTAATAGTGCACCCGCAAAAGTATTTGCTTGCCATTCAGGATTCTCAAACGGTTTTATTTCAAATTTACTAGCACTTCTTCTTAAAATTACATCCTCTGAATGAAGAAAATAATGCCCAACTTCATGTGCAAGTGTAAATCTGTGTCTCCCGTCATCTTTACATGCGGCTTCATACACATCTTCGCGAATATGCATTATATTATCTGCGGGATTATAAAAAGCATAAGTATTTTTCGGCATATCTGCCAATTCGCAGTATTCATAGCTAAAATTTGTATCTATCTGAGGTAAAATATTTTCAATGAATTCAACAATAGGAAAATATAAGTGTTTTTCAAGTTTTAACGTTTTCCTTATATTATACGCTACTTGTTCAATATCACGTTTACTTCTTGGCTTGGCAACTAAATACTCCATTGTTCTACACATCCTTTTTTTAATTATTTCTTTTTATTAATAATGGATAAAATTTCATTAATCTGTTGTGAATCCAAACCATTAAATTTTCTTGCAAAAACAAGACCTAAATTCTGGTGTTCCTTATTAAGATTTTTAGACGAAATTGTTATTTCATCTATTGTTTTATAGAATGCTTCCTGTATATTTTGCGATTGCTTTTCATCTAATTTATAAACACTTATTATTTTATTTACTAAAGCTCGTGTAGGAGTTCTTTTCCCGTTCTCAATTGAAGACAAGTATGATGGAGTAATGCCTATTTTGTTTGCCATATCCTTTAAAATTTCATTGGAATTTAAACGAATAATTCGTAATTCCTTTCCCAACGGTGTTACCATATTTCCCCCTCCTTACTTTATGATATTTATATTTTAACATAATATCCTGAAATTGTCAAGTGCTTTTTTAATATTTATCAACTTTTTTGTTAATGTATTATTAAAATAAATTCCCCTCAGACAATTAAGTCCGAGGGGTTTTTATTATTCCAGAAAATCATTATCCCTCATACATCTTGCGTAGACATGGTTTATCCTTTTTATGGTAGCCACAGCGACATTATTCCGGAAATGCGGGTGAGTGCCGCAATAATTTTCATAATAGGTAATGTCCAGAAGTATCTGGTCAAAGTGCTCCTTGCTGTGCCTTACGTCATGCAGGATCTCGTCCCCGAACCTCAGAATACGGGTCCTGCAAGCCGTCGCTTCTCTTTCTTCACACTCGGTTCTGAGTGCCTGAACATCATTTGCAAGTTTCTCCACTTTATCAATTACACTGCCATTAATAGCGTTACCAATGCTCTTTGCAATCCAGCTCCACGGATCGGCTTTAATCGGTGCTATCTGTACGAGCGTCAGCAGTATCAGCAGCAGCCCTCCGCCGCCTGTCAGTATTTCTTTTAAGTTCATTATGTCACCTCAAAAAAGGGGAGAGGATAACCTCTCCCTTGATTATTTTTTTCTGATTTCCTGTGCAAGCTTTTTAATGAAATTTTCGCCTGCAATGCCTGTCTGTTTATAGCCCCATTTTCCAAGACACTCATTGATAGCATTGATAGTTCCATTACCGACCACACGGTTTTCGTCCATGCCGCTCTTGATAATGCCTTTTGATTTGGCGGTAAGCAGCAGCTCTTTAAGTGCCAGACTGCCGATAGTCTTGTCGCTTTTTTTGTAGCCTGACTTGTCCAGAATCTTATTGCTTGATGGTTTTGAAACTGATACGGGTTTACTGATACCCAGAGTTTTAGCGATGCCATCAGCATAGGCTTTTGCAAGCTTTTTATAATTTTTCTTTACAAATTCAGCGTCTTTTTTGCTGTCCACAAAACCGCCCTCGCAAAGCACTGCCGGAGCGTACGTTTCCCTGATAATAGCAAAATAATCTGAACCACCGTCACCGAGCTTTGTCTTGATACCTCGGCTGTCCATTATCTTCGATACCTCTGCATTGATATTTTTGGCGAGAGCTTTTGAAGTACCCCCGACACGGCTGTAATACACCTCAAAGCCATGACCACCGCCTGCGTTGAAATGAATATCCATAACAAGGTCAGGGTTGTATTTATTGCACATGGCGACCTTGCTGTTCATTTCTGTGTCGATGTCCTGAGTGCGTGACATCTTGTAATCAATGCCATATTCGCTCAGGTATTCGGCGACTGCAAATGCTGTTTTCAGTGTGTATTCTTTTTCCATAATGTACTTGACAGCACCGGAATCAGTGCCGCCGTGACCTACTCCGATAAAAACTTTTTTACTCATTTGTTTGCCCTCCATAATCAATCTTTCTTGTAATTCATAACTGCCGCAAGCCCCGCAGATGCTGCCGAAACAGCAAGTCCCAGCAAGGCGGTTCTGATGACGGATTTTTCTGCGGTAAAATCAATTGCAGCGAGATTTACTGCTATGTAACCGACAGCCGTCTGCACAAACGTGCGGACGGTTCTTCTCACCCATGGTCTGTTGTAAAATTCCTTCATATTATCAATCCTTTCATATGTTATATGATTTTGACTATTGTTACTGATGTGTATGTTTCTGCGCCCTGTCCCTGATACTCAAACCAGCGGATCTGCGTGTCTGAAACGTACAATATGTTGATAGGCGTGCCGCTGTCTTTAAGTGTCAAACTGCCTTTTGATTTAAGATATGCAAGCGGTAAGATATGCGTATGCGTTGTTTTTGAGCCTACAAACTGACACCAAACAAGAGAATAATCGGTAAACAAATTATCAATAGTGGCTGTTTTTACATCTGATGAAGATGTGAATAAAACACTTTGCGATAAATCCTTGCTTGACAAAAACGGAAGCGTGTCTATCTGGCGGTGCTGTACTTTGTTTCCGTTTAGCACCATAAGCCTTGTATCTGTGGTATTTGCGGTCATTGTATCATCTGTCAAGCCGTTCCACTTGATGGCATTATCGGCTGTTTTTGCGGTTTTTACAGCATATCCCCATGATGCACTTACTACAGGATTGGTAGTTGTGCCAGTATGTTTGGTTGCAACAAACGTCCCTGGATAAGTTATTGTGCCACTAAATGCTCCAGGTCTGTATGTTGACAGTACATAAATGCTATCGTAACTTTCCGATTTTAGGGCATATAATTTCCAGGTACTGGTTGCAGACTTGTAAGCATATATTTTATAATCCTCCCCACAAAAACTGAGAATTTCAATATCAGGGTCGGTATTGCCTTTATTAGCAAATCTTACCGTCACATTACAAATAAAACGGCCTCTACTAGATATTTTAAACTCAATGGGCATATTATTATAATTTGCAGTAACCTTTAATTCCGCAAAACACACATAACCCACCTTACCGGAAGTACCAGGCAAATAAGCCATTGGCCTATATTGATATAACTTACTATACACACCACCTGATGTAACAAGATTTGCACTTCCGCTTGTTACATCAGTATCAACACCTTTTGTAGCGGCTGTGCCAAACGCACCTTTATTACAATACTTTAAATTTGAACCACCCTGGTCATTAACTGCACCATTCCAATATGATATAAATGCCATATCTGGAATATACTTTTGTCCTGTTGCTAGATTAACCCATGCAGCACTACCAACAGCTGTTGCTGTTTTAATTGTTTTTGTACTTGCATCACCTAAAATATACTTTACAGGAGATGGAGTACCTGTGCTGTTAAAATATACAGGTTGGGTATCGCTACCTATATTTTTGGAGGTTAATGCATTTGCCGTTATCGCAGAACCGCCAGCAGAAGATGAGCCTGCGTAATTGTGGGTATGATCCGCATCCGCCTTACTATTAATCTTTTTCCATTGGTTATTGTTATCAATCCCCAGACTGCTTATCTGGCTGTCAACTGCATCAAACTTAGCCTTTACAGTTTTGTTCTGCAAAGGTTTTGTACTGGTGTCGCTCAAAGCGTCGTCTGTCTGAACTGTTGGTATCACAAATCCGCCTGTACCGCTTTGTGTGACGTGCCCCTGAGCATCGTACGAAAACCATGTTGTATACACAGTGTCACCAAAATCCGGCGTGAGTATTTCTCCAGTTCCGACCATACCGGGGAGAATATTATTACTATGCCCGATGGTATCTCCTGCAACAGAGATTCCTGTGCCGCCCTTATATGCCGGAATCTTGCTTACCGTATCGCTCACGCTTTTGAGATTAGTTTGCAAATCAAGTACGCCGGACGCATTCATATAAACGTAATCCAACAGGTTTTCAAGAGCGTTTTGCAGATTCTTGCTTATCTTATATTCTTTATTGCCGAGTTTTAAGGTCTTTGACTCGCACGGAATTTCGTCAGCATCATGCACATGATTATTTATCTGCCCGTCAACATATTCCTTGCTGACAATATCTTTCGGCTGGTTTGCACCGCTTAATATTTCCAAAACTCCACCCCCTTAACCGATGCAGACAGCGTAATATGTACGGGCGGAAATTACGCTTGCACTCGTGAACGTGGCAACGCTCACAGACCCCGGAACAATATTTTTGATGTTGCAAGCAACCTGATTTCCGGCATTGTCATATATCTGTATGATTATCTGCCCAGGCTGGTATCCCTGCTGCGGAACTGTTGTGATGTTATGATTTATCGTCCATGTGCAGACCCCGTCTGACGGAGTAAGTTCAGGGCAGTAAACCACCACCTTTTTTACGCTGTAATTTTGCAGAGCGGCTATAAGGTCGCTTGCGGACTGATAAGCCTCGGCGAGTTCCTGCAAGGTGTCGAGTGTATCAGGTGCACCGTTTATGAGTGCCGCTATTTTTTCATCGGTGTAATCCTTGGCGGATTCCATAGCCGCCGAAATATTTTTAAGGGCTTCATCGGCGTTCTGGGCAGCACCGGCAATGCCCTGTTCCATTTTGTTGAAGTTTTCCGCCGACATTGGCGTTCCCTGCTGAACGACTGTTCCGGCAGGCTTTATGCTTGATGTGCCGTCATTGTTGGGAGTGATTGTGTAGCTGTTTTCGGAAAGTATATGGTCTTTCCATATTGTAGGGGTATATGACATCAGGTTGCCTCCTTCAGACTTATTTTCATTCTCAGGTTCATTTCCTTGCCGGATTTTTTTACAGTATTTTCTGACCTTTCGCCTGCAATGATACCTGAACTGTCCACAAGCCGCAGTCCGTCAATAACGCCTGAGACATCGGCGGGAATATCCACAGAATAAACGGCATTGTTTCTGTCAAGAGAAATAAGTTCCGCCTGTGCATCGTGCCAGCTGCCGTTTATTTGGTACTGACATTTGCTGATGCTGCTTGTGATAATTCCAAGCATTTTTATAATAAAGCTGTCTTTCCAGAACATTTTTGCACCTCCTAAAACGGTATACTCTGACCACAGAAGAACTGACCGCATTCAGGGCAGTTCTTTTCGTACCACTGAGTTTCAAACGAAAGCTCAAGCGGAAAGTCATATACAAGAGCAAATATATATTCAATGTGAGCAGGGAGCTTTTCAGATAGAAATTTATTTACATCGTTAAGATCAATTTTCTCTTCGCTGCCACGGTCTGTCCGGATAATAAGCTTATGCGTTCCGTAAGCCTCTGTCTGGGTAAATTCACATTCTGATTCTGTTCCTGTATACGCTTTTATCATGCTTCTGATAACTGATGCAGATATTTTTCCGCTGCCTATAAGGTAGGATTTTACAAGTCTTCTGCGTTCATCAATTGTATTTCCGGCGGAGGAAATCCTCAGAATTTCTTCATATGTACTGAGCGAAGCAGAATCCATTGTATCAATAAAACAGTCGGAAAGAACACATTCAATACCGGATTTCATATCGTCCGCAAGACGTCCCTGAGCTTTGAGAATCTCCTGCATTTCATAAACGTTTTTGTAATACAGAGGATAATATCCGGCAAGTCTTTCATATCCGGACTTTTCATCATTATATAACTGCAATTTCCACCACCCCCAGAACCGGAACTTCCGTTGCCGGAACGGATATATTGCTGTCATCGCCGTTAAGATTCAGACCGCTGTAATCAATAACGCCGGATATGTCGGAGATGACAGCACCTATCGCCGAAAGCCTGACTGTGATATTTTCGCTGTCATTGCTTTCCATCACAAGAGTTTTAAAATAGTTTTTTACAGCCGGGTCAAAACTGCTTTTTACAGATTCAGCGGAAGTTCCTTCCGAAAGCTCTGCTGAAAATGATATATCTATGATGCGGCTTGCAGCTGATATCGCTGTAAAATGTGCACCTATCGGAGCAGTTCCTTCACCCAGACCGTCCCCGATATTGTAAACTGTTCCACCGATAGTTTTTGTTCTGCCGCTGTCATCAGGGTCAACATATTTCTGTACGGCAGCAACAGTATCTTCACTGCACGGCAGACCGTTGTGGTCGATAAGCACAGCTTTTACAGTGTTTGCGCCGTCCCAGAGCGGAAATATCTTAGCTTTTCCTACACCTGAAATACTTTCACACCATATTTTGTAATGCTGTCTGTTTCCGTTTTCACCTGTACCTGATATCTTGTCAAGCAGACGTCTTCTCAGACTTTCGTCATCTTCCGGGTCTGTGCCGTATTTTATAATTGTGCCAAATTCGGAGCTTTCAAGTCCTTCTGCCGTATCAACAGGGACAGCCTTTGTTCCTGCAATTATATTGTTGTACTCCGTTCCTGCTTCTTCAGCTTCAAAGCAATCAGCATTTTTTAAAGCAAAGTACAAGCCGTTACAGAAAAAGCGTTCCCCGTCATCAGGCGGACTGCCTTTCAATATGGCTTTGTACTGTGCTTTTTCGGCTTCATGGCGTACAATCCCGTACTCAGAAGCTTTTGCATCAAGATATTCTCCGCTGGCTGTGCTGATCTGGGAAAGCGAAAATATAAGTTCCAGATCTGTATAGAATTTTGCAATTTCTATTGCTATACCGGAAACTGAATCATAAAAAATGCTCCCTTGGCGTGTATCAATGTCATCAGGAGCATTTTCCAGTATATTTTTCATAATATTTTCGTATGTATTGCTTTCAAACATCATATCACCTCGCTTATCTGTGTTTCACCGAATATGGTATCCGCCCTGAATGAAACTGCAACGGAATCACCCTTAAAAGCAAATGAAAAATCATAAACATCAAGTATCCTTGTGTCCTGCGAAAGAGCGTCCTTTACAAGAACAGGGAGAGCGGTTTCAATCAGTTCGGGGGTGGAATCCTCATCACGGATAATATCACCGAGTTCTCCGCCATAATCGTCATCATAGATAAGATTTTTGTATCTTGCAGTTATAATAGCTTTTCTTATCGCCTGATTTACCGCTTCAATACCGTCGGCAATGCCGATAATCCTTCCTGAATCAAGGTCAAGGCGGTATGTCCGGCTGGGCTTTTCGGTTTCTTCCTCTATTCTGTCAATTGGTATTTCTATATCAGCCGCCATACTTTACCTCCTGTCAAGCAAATAGTATTTCTTCCCAGAATTATAAACCAGTATATGCACCAGTTCTCCGGCTTGCAGGTCTGTTATCCTGCCCGGAACTGTAATCATCTTACTGCTTAGCACCTGTTTTTCATCATTGACAATCTGTACCGAAAGCGGATCTGACGATAAAACCTGTCCCATGACAATTTCCGGCTGTCTGGGCATAAGCCGCTGTATCAGCTGTTTTATGCTTGTGGGATTTTCCATAAAACCTCCTATTCATTTACGGCGTTGAGTGTAAGACTCATAGTATGTACATTTCCCGAAAAAGTGTGTGTATCTTCATCAACGTAAAAAGTCTGTTCAAGCCCGAGTTCATCTATTTTTACATAAACCCCCACGCCCGAAATAACGTCCGGTATTCCAAGTGCTTCCACAGAGAGACTTATTTCAGGTGTGCTTATCTCCCTGAATGTTTCATTTATCTGTTCTTTCAGTTTGGCTTCTGAAAGGTCATCGTCTTTTTTGTCGATTTCCTGAAAAATGCCGATTTTCTTTTCAAGTCCGGTATCCTTTTTTACAGCATATACCGTATCTTCATCAGTAAGGATTTTCAGACGGGTTTTTATGTCTTCGATGCTCTTTTTGTATGTATAGGATTTTATATTGACTCCCGTTTCAAGTACCCATTGAAGTATATTTTCACGGCGTTTTACAAGGCTCAGAATGCCTTTTTCGGATTTGACATAATACTTTGTTCCGGTAGCTTTGTAATCCTGGGAAACGGCATCTAAAAGTGCATCCCATGCGGTGGTTTTTGATTTTGTAAGCTCAGGTATTTTATATGAAGTGTCTGCAACATCAAAATATTTAATGCCGAATCTTTTACATACATCAATAAAAATGTCGTGTACGGTTTTGTTTTCGTACACGAATGTATCTTTATTGTTAGCAAGGTAAATACCGTTGTCATAAGCTTTTATCGGCATTTTAAAATTTCCGGACTGCTGCTGGGACATAATGATTCCACGAAAGAGTTCTTTTTTATTATAGCAGAAAACAATGTGATTTCCTTCGGTTACATCTATGCCGCTTCTGGCTTTGCCGGAGTCTGAAAGGGAAATCTCAAGCGTTCTTGCCGCCGAGCCTTTTCTGCCTTTCCACTTTATATTTTCAGCAAGTTCCGATATGTCATACGCACTGCCGTTTTTATACAAAATAAGATTAATATTTTCCATGAAAGACCGCCTTTATGGTATTGTTAAAATCTGCCCGGCAGTTATACGATTCGGGTCCGGACCGACGGTCTTTTTGTTGGCTTCGTAAATAACCGTATATTTTGCACCGTCACCGTATATCTGCTTTGCAATGTTATAGAGAGAATCGCCGGATTTTACGGTATATGTTTTCGGCTTTGATTTGCTGCTTATTCTTGAGGATTTTTTCTTCTGCGTCTGAGCTGTTTTGTTTTTGGTTATGTTTATCCGGCGTACTCTTATCATCTGATATTGTTTCAGGGTGAGGGAGTAATCATAGCTTCCGACATCGCCGCCGCTCTGGGAATACGAAAAGCTTTCTATTGTGGTATACCACACAATATCGCAGGCGGTTATATAAATCCGGACGGGGAGTTTTTCTTTTTGCCAGTTTGTAATAACAGTGATGTAATAGTGGGGAAGCAGAAGCTTTTTTACGGCACAGCCGGGGAAATACGCTTTCGGGAAAATACCTGAAAATGAAATAACGGCTGATTTCGGCTCCTGAATATTCGTTATTTCTCCCAGTCCGATTATAGTCATACTGCTGTTATTACCGCTTCTGGAAATTTTCACGGTTTCGGGATTGACAGGCAGCTGAATTCTTTTGCCGCCTGCTTCAAGCCAGAACTGGTACTTTTTATCAGATTTCATAGCTGTCATCGCCCTCCTCAAATGCCTCCTGAGCAACAATGTTCATAAGCACCGGTTTCAGATATTCCATCATTACAGCCACAACTTCCTCCTTGTCGGCTTTGCCTTTTACGCTGACTGCACCTGTTCCGTTGATATCAATGGACAGCTTTTTGACAGATTCACTGTTTTCTGATGAAGTCTGAACCGCCGCAGGAAGAGCTGTATCAGAAGGCGGCATGAACAAAGGTCTGCTGTCAATATCGCCGATTATACGCTTTGTTTCATCGGCTGTATAAACCGTTTCGCCGCCCCTGAACTGAATCAGCTCAGGACCGTTTTCACCGACCAGTGCAACTCCCGGCTCGGCGGAAAGAGTACCAGAAGCGTAGCCGTTAAGCATACTTGCGGCACCTGATACAACTGCCTTTGCGGTGACGTGAACACTGCCGGAAGCTGAATTGAGTGCATAGGTAATCCGGCTTGCAATACTTTCAGCTTCTTCAACAGCACGGTTACCGCTTGCCCGAAGTTCTGTAATATATCCGGATAGCGTGGATTTTGCAGATTTTGCCGCTTCGTCTTTCAAGTCCATGTCATCAATGGCGTTTTCCATTCTCTGTTGTATGTCATCAAGTTTCTGAGAATACAGCGTTTCAATATCTCCGAGTTTCTGTGAAACTTCATCTTTGACATCAGACAAGCCTTCAAATGATTCATTAAGTTCCTCAACCTTGCTTTTGGCAGAGCTGACGTCCATATTCCCCAGTTCATTGGCAAATGCAACAGCCTGTTCAGGGTCAAGCTGTGAAATAATGGAGTTGTCAACGCCGAGCTCGGAAAGTTCGCCCAGAGCTTCTTTGTAATCATTAAAATACTGCATCTGTGATTCAAGATTGTCTATTGCACCATCAAGAGAAACAGAATTTTCAAAGTTCATGTTTGCTTGTTCAAAGAGTCCGAACATACCGTCAAGATCTTCTCTTATTGCATCACAGGCTTTGGTATATTCTTCAGCAAGCTGGGTTATACTTTCCGCCTGACCGCTCCAGGCATCTGAAACAGACTGTTCCGGCATCATGGATTCCTTGAGGTCATTTGTATCGTCTTTGAGGGAGCTTTCAGCGTCTGATATCTGTCTGAGATTTTCCAGAAACAAAGCTGTTCCCTCAGGTTCTCCCATAATATTGAAACATTCCTGTGCGGTAGTTTCAAGGGCAGTCAGCTGATTTTGTGCTTCGGCGATTTTTGCTCCGAAGGCTGCATCAGCTTCAGCCATGGTATATCCGGTATCATTTACGACTGACCAGTCGTTCGATGCTTTCTGTATCTTTTCCTTTACAGCCGCATATTCTTCTTCAATTGCTGCCTTGTTTTTTAAAGCATCTATATAACTATTTGTAAATTCCTCACCTGATACTGTTTCAGAAGCTGCCTGCTTTCTGTTTTCCTTTGCTTTCTGTGTAAGAAGGCTTGTGGTATATTCCGGATCAAATCCCGTAAGTTCCCTTGTATCATAATTAACCTCAATATTACAGTTAAAAGTATCATTGAGGTAATCGGCGTACTTCGACATCATATCAAGATCGGAATTTGTAAGCTGGGCTTTTTCTGAAAGAGCATCAAGCTGTGCATTGGCAACAAGTCCGCTTTGCCAGTCTTTATTGATATCCTCCATTTTTCCTTGATATTCTGAGGTGAATGAATTTATTTTTTCCTGATTCTCCGCAAGTCTCTGCCCGTAGTCAGCAACAAACCCTCCGCCTTTTTCATACTGGGCATTAAGCGTATCAAGCTCACTGCTAAGATTTCTGGCGGCTTCACTGTTTGAGCCGTAAAGCCTGCACACATTGTCATAAGCCGTCTGTGTGCTTTCAATTTCTGTCCTGCATTGTTCAAGCGTACCGTTGTAGTCCTCCACTGTATCACTGTTTGCTTTGACAGCTGCCGCAAAAGTGATTATTCCGGCAGTTACCGCTGCGGCTATGCTTATTCCCAGAAACAGCGGATTTTCTGACATTGCAAGAGTCAGTTTGTCAATGGCAGGTCCTGCAACGTTGACAGCAAAGGTAAATGCAGTTACAGCGGCAGTTCCCACAGCAACAGCGGCTGCGGCTGCGGTGATTCCTTCAACAACAATCGGATTCTGTTCCACAAATCCGGTAAGCCATGTCAATACACCTGTTCCGGCATCTGCAAATTCGCCGATAGCAGGAGTGAGTACATCGCCAATCGCTATTTTAAGATTATTTGCGGCATTTTTTGTAATTGCAAGACGGCTTTCAAGCGTGGCATATCTTGTGTCTGCCTCTTTGGCAAGTGCAGTATTTTCTTCCCATGCCTGCGCAGACACATCAAGAGCATCAGCAAGTCCGCCGCTGTTGCTCGCAAGGGATTTCACAGCGTTGGAAAGCCTTATTTCAGTAATCCCCATGTCGTTTAAAATAACAGTGGCGGTTTCACCGTTTCTTTCCACATCGTTCAGACCGTCAATGAAAGCATACAAAGCTCCTGCCGCATCTTCCTGAAATGCTGAGCGGAACTGTGCACTTGTCATATCGGCAACTGATGCAAAATCATTCAGATCTTCGCTTCCGGTTTCAACCGCAACCTGTATATCAGACAACAGTGTTGACATAGCCGAACCGCCTGCATCCGCTTCTATGCCTACGGACGACATAGCCGCCGCAAGCCCCAGAATATCTGTTTCGGTAAGACCTGCAAGCGTTCCGGCAGATGCCATTCTCGTTGCCATTGCAACAATGTCAGCTTCGGTGGTTGCAAAATTGTTTCCCAGAGCAACAACAGAAGAACCAAGGTTTTCATAGTTGTCCGCAGACATTCCGGTAATGTTGGCAAATTTCGCAAGAGAAGATGCCGCTTCATCGGAAGAAAGGTTTGTAGCTTCGCCTAAGTTTATCATAACTTCTGTGAAGTCCGTTATATTGTCTGTTGCGATTCCGAGCTGTCCGGCGGCTTCGGCAACTCCGGCTATTTCAGTTGTTGAGGACGGCATTTCAAGCGACATTTCCCTGACTCCGTCGCTGATTGCCGCAAGCTGTTCGTCTGTACCGTCAACCGTTTTGTAAACACCTGTTATGGCACTTTCAAATTCAATTGATGCATCGATACATTCCCGAAAGCCATCGGCTATTTTATGCAGAGCGGCGGCAGCACCAAGTGTTGTAAATGCGTCCTGCAAAAGTTCTCCGGCATTCGCTCCGCTCGAGCCCAGCTGACTGCTTTTCTGTGCCGCATCTTCGGCGGCTCTGCCATACTGCTTTGCTTCTTCTTCGGCTTTGTTAAGAGCATCAGCAGCTTTCTTTTCGGCACTGGCAGTTTGTGTTGCAGCTGAACAGAGCTTTTCTTCGGCTTCACTCGCCATTAAAACAGCTTTAGTATTTTTAACTTCATTTTCAGATTTTAATTTGGATATTTCCTCTTTTTCACTTAGCTTAATTTTAGCTTTTTCAATGGCAAGAGCTTTACGTTCTTCCACTTCTGCCAATTCCGCCTCCGCCCGTGCATATTTCATTGCAGCATCGGCAGCCTCTTTAGCTTCATTTGCTTCCTTAGCCAGAGCATCAGCTTCTGATTTGGCTTTAGCTGCACTTTCAGCGGTTTCCTCAGCCATTTTGGCGGTTGCTTCCGCTTTTCTTTTAGCGGACTGTGCCGCTTCTTCAAGCTTTTGAGCTTCCCTGAGTGCAGCTTTTTCACTTCGCTTCATAGCTGTAGTAAGCTCATTTTCAGCAGCATTTTCCTTTTGCACTTCATTATAATGATTTCTTGCTTCTACTGCAAGCCTTTCTGCTAATTCAGCCTTAGTCTGAGCGCTGATCGCCGATTTCCTCATCTTTTCCGCTTCTGCTGACATTGCGTCGGCAAGAATCCTTGACTGCGAAGCCGCTCCTGCAACATCTCCCGAAAGGCGTGAGAGTGCGGCAGATGCCTTTGCAGTATCCTGTGCACCTTTGCTCATGGTACTGTTCAGGCTGACACAGCTGTCCTCAAGCCCTGCAACAACCGTTTTCCCCGAAGCAATACTTTTCAGAACAGGGCTGATTTTATCAATCGCATTGAATATCAGATTGAAAGCATAAGCCATTTAAAGTCTCACTCCTCTTTTAATCATAGCAAGCAATATATTTATATCTGTCCTGCAAGGGTCGCTTATTTCACACATTTCGGACGCTATATAGAAGAGTTTTGTGCGGTCGGGCATTTTGTCGAACTCTTCCATACGCAGTCCGTGGCGCTGCCATAAAATGTGCGCCCAGTATTCATAAGTACCCTTGCAGGATATCAGTTTTTTGCTTCTTCCATTTCGTCAGGAGATTCTTCTGCATCGTCACGAATGATTCCGAGCGTTGTCATGACAGCATCAAAAACGTAGCTGTATTCCTCATTTTTTGAAAATACTTTAAGCGGCATTTCTGTAATGTCATAGCATTTGTAGAACTCCATAAGCTCCTTGTCCTTAAGATTCGGATATACCAGAGCTTCCGCAACAATGTGTCTGAGTGCCTTTTCTGTGTCATTTTCGGATTTATAAACGACTTCACCGCCGGAAATATAAGGCTTGCCGGACTTGTCGAAAGCTATGCCGCGCTTTTTGTATCTGTTCATAATCTGCTTTATCTTCTCAGCCGAAAGCACTTTGATTTCCATATCAAGGGGCTTGCCGTTTTCGTCCTTAAAGCCTGACGGTGCAGGATAGCTTACTGTTTCTTCCTTTGCTTCTCTCATGAAATAGGCTAAGTTTCTGTTCATTTTATTTTCCTCCGTTTGATTATTTTAGAATATAACGTCTTTTGCATTGAATGAAATAACATCATCTACAGTATCTCCGCCCGTATCCAGTGCAAGCAGAGTAAGGTCTCCTGTGATGATACAGCCGACAGCCGTAACTGTGCAGTTTCCGTACTGTGCATAATAATCGGAATCCTTGTCGTTCATAACGCCCTGTATTGTCATCTCAGGGACAACGCCGTCTTTCTGATAGCGTTCCACAATCTCTTTAAGCCATGGTGTGGAACGTCTTCTGGTAACAGAACCGGTTACGGAAAAGCCTTTCCAGCGTGTGCTTGGTGAGCGTTCCCCGATAACCTTGCCTGTCCAGACGTCAGGAGTGAACTTGATTTCAAACTTTACATTGTCAAATATTTCCAGACCGTCAACAAATACCTGACCTTCCGTCATCATCATAGGTTTTTTATTATAAGCCATTTTCTTGTCCTCCTTACCTTGTTGTTATTGTGAAGTAGAGTTTTTCCGCACTGTCAACCGGTTCAAGCGCAACGTTGAAATAGGTGCTGTCGCCCTTGCTCTGGCTTCTGTCAACTGCAAAATCAGCCGCATAGTCAACATTCTGTATTGCACCGGCATCAAAAAATTGCTTTAAAATGCTCTTTCCGATACCCTCCATAATGTCCCAGCCTGTTTCATTGTTGCTGAATTTGTTCGGCGGAAAATTAAGTCTTATGCTGTCGGCAAAGCTGTCAAGCACACGCATAACTCTGTTTTTGCTGTATGACTTATCACGTTTTTCCGTAAATGTTGTAAGACTGTTTATGTCATATTCAACTACAACATCTCCGCTTTCGGAGTAGGAAAAGAAAAATTCGCCGTTTTGAATAGCCGCAACTGCCTGTTCATGTGTTTTTTCTCCGTTTACTGCATCAGCTCCGGTGTATATTTTACAGGTGTTGCTCTGAGTGGACAAAGCTCCTGCATCAGCTCCTGCGACCCATGCTGTAGCCTGTGCATTTGTAAGCGTAGTGCCGTTTACCACAACAGAGTTTGTAACGTTGATAATTCCTTCATAGTCCGCCTTGAAATCGGCGACAACGGCTTTCACGCTCTTTCCTGCATTCTCTCTGAGATACTTTATCTTTGACACACAGGCTGTGATGAGCGTTTCATCTGTGGAAGGGAAGGCAAGCGTATTGAAATGCACTCTTTCCATAGCGTCAAGAAATGCTGTTATGTCAGAGTTTGCCGTCGTAACGTCAGTACCGCCTGAAAGTGAAACTCCTGCCGCTGCTTCAACCGATGATTCAGCATCTGCGGAAAATGCAATGTATCTGCTTTCGGAAAGCTCTGCCGCTGTTTTTATACCTTCGTATGATTCCACAGGAGCTGCATTGAGATAAACCGCAACATCAAAGCCGTCCACAGGATTTGCAGAAACGGAAAAGCTCAGTGAATTACCTCTTGAGCCGCCGTATCTCGCCTCAGCTTTCAGACCGCCGCCCGTACCGGACGCTTTTGCTCCTGATTTTGGGATATATACGATAACTGTACTTGCATTCTTAAAAGCTTCACGGATAAGGAGCATTGACGGGTTGTCATCATAAACGCTGTATCCGAGCTTTTCAGCATATGCGTCCGGTGACTTCGCTGAAAGGCTGATAAATTCCTTTTCCGGACCGTATGAATGCCCGATGAGGGGAATAAGTACAGTACCTCTGTCAGAACCGCTGAGAGTTTCCTGTGCTGCCGATTCAAAGTTTATATAAGTACCCGGTCTTACTTTTCCGACCGCTTTGTCAAAAGTTCCTCCAGCCATATTATCTGACCTCCTTGTCTGTCCATTTTGTAATTATTGATTTCATTCCGCTGACGGTGTATTCACCGCTGAGTCCGCAGACAGCACCATCAAACGTGCTTGTTGTTACCCCGAACAAAGCCATACAGTGACTGCGAAGCTTTTCCAGCGGGTATCTTGCCTCCGGAGCAGACTGAACTGTTTCAGTTTCTTCCGGAAATTCTTTTTTCTTCATAAGTTTTTTCCTCCGTTCAAGTAAAAATTCTCAATAAGGTCAGCCTCCTGACGTGTGCAGATACGTCTGCTTATCCAGCTTATCTGCATCTGACAGGCACATTCATCGGCTTTCCTGAATGAAATCTCTTTTATTCTCAGGCTTTCACCTGTATATCTGCCGTCCTTTTCGTAAAGAGGAACAAGCTTTCGGGCGGCATTTATCCCGTTGTATACCGGAAGTCCGAGTTCATATGCGTTTTCCGTTGTACTGCCGAAAAACATTGCAAATACTGTATATTCCGCACCATAGGAATCAAGTGTGTCGGGAACTGTTTCAATTTCCGGCACAGGGAAAAACACCGAAGGGACTATAAAGTTTTCGGGGATATTATGATAATAAGCCGCAGGATTTCCCGCAAGTCCGAGTATGGTGCGGATAATTCCTGCATATTCTTTTTCAATCATTTAATCACCCCCGAAATAACTGTCAAGCCATTCCTGCATCTTCGCTTCTACGATTCCGGGCATCATTTTTTCCATGATTCTTATCCCGCTTTCCCAGTAATGCTTTCCTTTGACGAATTTCTGTTTCAGCATCATTCCTGTTTTTGCATTTTTATTATAGTGGAATTCTTTTATCTTTCCGGACGAATCAGTCACTACATCACCCGGAACAAACCGCATAGCTTCACCCTTGCCGCAGGTCCAGTGTCCGTCATTTACAAAAGCTGCATATTCAACGTTTGTGCCGACTGTAAGGGTAAGTCCGCCGTCTGATATCTCCCAGATGTTGTTGCTGTCGCCCTTGTGGAAGCCTGAAAGCAGAAGCCTTGTGTCTATTACTTTAAGGCGGATTATTTCATCTTCTATTATTCTCAGAAATTCAGTGCCGAGACCCTCAACAATTTTGCAAAGCTCATTTTTAAAGTCACCGCTTCCTGCGGCTGCACACTTTTCAAAGAAATCGCTCATTAAAGTGCCTCCTGTTCCTTTCTGCGGCTGACATACACAAAAATATGATGGTTTCGGATATTTCTTGGTCTTTCCGCTGTATATTCCAGACCGGACGCACAGTCAATAATCCTGTCGTTTATTCTGATATCCGTTCCGTAAGGAAGAGCAAGTTTTATGCGTTCCTGCAAAATATTCTGCGGATTTTTCTGTGTAACTTCCGTATCAAGTGATTCTATCCCGAAATGGCAGGGGACAGATTTTTCGTCAGGAGCATCAGTATAATCAAATGATTCAGACGACGGCAGACCGTAATTCATCACACTTTCTGTTTTTCTCAGATGATAAATATCACATTTGTGATCAAAAAGCTTTTCGATCGACATTCAAAGCCTCCTTAAACGCATCACAATATTTCCTCTGTCCTTGTCTTTCATGTAATCTTCAAGCAGCGGTTTCAGACCAATATCGTCAAAGTTTTTTAGGCTTGTATCCGCCGTATAGCTGTAATCGTCAAACGTTTCCGATTTAAGTTCCTTTGCCGAAACGGCAGAATTATAGCCGTAAGTCTCAGCTAAGAGAATTACGGCTGTTTTTACATTCTGCGGTATTTCCTCATACTCTGAAAAGTCGTTTCCGGTGTAGGATATGACATATTGCTCGGCTCTGGAAATATCAATCATAAGCCTTGCGTCTGTCCGCTCCTGAACAGATTTTATTTCAGAGTATTCACGGATCTCCTTCGGCGTTACCCATGGTCTTTCCGGCAT